CACCAACCCACCCAGGAAGGGGCGCCCGGTGTCTGAGTCCACGAATGTCGGCACGATCGTCGCGAATCTGAAAATTGATTCGTCCGATTGGATCCGTGAGTTGGATCAGGCGGAACGGAAAGCCAACTCTCTGGGGCGAGCTAATCCGCGGATCCGTGTTGAGGCTACCGGGGCGAAGCAGGCTGTCACGGAGCTCGCCGCTGTTGAGGTGGCTGAGAGGCGTGTCACGGCGTCTTCGGAGGCGCTTGCCCGGATGCGTGTGCAGGCCCGTGCTGTCATCATCGGGCAGGCGTTGGCTGAGAAGGAATCCATCAAACCCAAGATGGACTTCACAGAGTGGACGCAACGCTCCACCGAGGCGACCAAGCATGACAGTGCCGCTAAAGAAAAAAACGCTGACTCGAACCGCAAGGTGGACAACACCGCGAAACAAGCTGGCGGTTCCATCCATCTGCTCTACTCGGCCCTTGCGCTTCTCGCCCCCGCCGCTTTGCCGATCGCCGGCGCTGCCGCCGCGGGCGCCGCTGCCCTTGGTGTGCTGGGTGTTGCTGGTGTCCTCGCCATTGTTGGCGTCAAAGAGGAAATGGAAAAAGGCTCGTCTGTCGGCGACAGGTACGCCGAGGGTGTTGAGCAGATCAAGACCCAGTTCAAGGGCCTCGCCGCTACCAACGCAGCCGGAACCTTGGACGGGTTCAACCGAAGCGCCAACATCCTGAACATCTACATGCCGTCTCTGAACCGGCAAATGGGTGACTTCTCCCGCGTCACAGGCAACGTCGCAGCGAACGGGCTAACCGGCCTGCTGGGCTTGTTCACAACCCTTGACCCGGTAATGCGCGGTTTCGCGGGCTACGTTGGGGAACTGTCCCAACGGTTCTCTGCCATCGGTCAAAGCAACGGGCTCCGGTCCTTCGGCGACTATGCCCTCGCGGTCATGCCGCAAGTCATGGCGACCATCGAATCCCTAGTACGGGGCGTAGGCAACCTCATCGCGGCCCTCTCCCCACTCGGGAGCGTCGGACTCACAACCCTCAAGGTCATCGGTGACATCCTCTCCGGGATCCCCACAGAAGTCCTTACCGTGCTGGTGTCAGGCGCCCTCGGTGCTTATGCCGCGTTCGCTACATGGTCCGCGCTCATCCCCGTCATCCAGTCCTTCGGGATCATGCTGAACATGTCACTAGGCCCTATCGGCTTGGTGGTCGCCGGCGTGGGCGCCCTCATCGGCGTCATGGTTGGTTCCGCCGCGTCCACGAAGGACGCGACCGCGGCGACCATGGGTTACACCGCAGCCCTGCAACGTGACAACGGCATAGTCGCGGAGAACGTCCGCGTACACACCGCCGAACAGATCGCGAAATCCAAGGCCGCTATCGAAGGCCAAAAACTGGGGCTGTCCCTGGACCTGCTCACCGAAGCAGCGATGGGTAACCAGAACGCGCAGAAACTCGTCAATGGTGAACTCTCCCGGTTGGAGGGCGTCAGCAAGGACGCGAAACGCATCACCGAGGAAATGGGTGGTGTGAACGTTGACCAGATGAAGAAGAACGCTGCCCTTCAAGGTTCCATTAAGACCGTTCGTGATGAGCTCGGCAACCAGAACAGTGCGTTGAATGAGGCCGTCGCGTACGAGAAACGCTTCAACGAAGCGAAGGGCATCACAGGGACGACGCTGGATGCCCAGTCAACTAAGTTGTCGGCGCTGGCTGGCATGTACGGGACCAGCGTTTCGGCGCTTGCTGGGGCTGAGGAGGCGGAGCGTAAGACCGCTGACCAGTTGGCGTTGACCACGTTGCAGATGCAGTTGCAGAACGACGCTGGCGGTTTGTTGAAGATGCAGCTTGATTTGCTGGCTGGCAAGTCTTTGTCGTTCGAACAGGCGCAAAACGCGTTCGAACGTCAGCTCATCTCATCAACGCAGTCAATCCAGACCAACGGCGTCGCGATTGAGGGTAACAGTGAAGCTGCGGTAACGAACCGCGGGAACCTGCTGAACCTTGTCACGTCCGCTCAGCTTTCCGCTGAGGCGTTCGGCACCATGACCGGCAAATCGGAAGACGCGCGGCAGAAACTCATCACACAGCGTGACGCGATCATTAACAACGCCGTGGCGAACGGGCAGAACCGTGACGCGGTCATCCGGTACATCGACTCCATCATGAAAATCCCGGCTAGTGTCCCGCCGACGAAAGTCTCCGTGGATGAGGCGTCTGCTGCCGCGGCTGAGGCCCGGTTGCAGCAACTCACCCGCGCCCGCACGATCAGCATCCAAACGCAGATCACCCACGCAGCGGAAGAAAACGTCTCAGACACCGCGTTCAAACCCGGTACGTTCGCACCCATCGCGCCTGCCAAGGGTGGCCTTGTCAGCTACTTGGCTGACGGCGGGTTCGCCGGGTTCAAAGCGGTCGGCACGGACACTGTCCCGGCGATGCTGACCCCCGGCGAAATCGTCATCAAGAAATCATCGGTGGACTCCATCGGCGCCGGCAAGCTCCTGCACGCGAACGAAACAGGGCGCCTGCCAGAGGGCGGCAACACATTCATCATCAATGACACGTCCGGGAACCCGGTGTCCACCGCGTACACGACCGCGCGTGTACTGGCCGCGCGTGCTGTCTAAGGAGGACGGGTGCCTTACCCAAGCCCGATAACGTACCCGTCCCGGCTCCTGTACCCAGGGACCACGGAGCGTGAGTTCAACCTGTCGCCAATCGCTGTTGGTGATCTGGTGTTGAACGCGATCGATGAGAACGGTTCCCGGTGGATCGTTCAGAAGTTCGATGGTTGGGGTAGCCCCGCGTCAACGGCTGTGTTTACGCAGCGGGCGCGGGGCCACGGCTCCACAGCCTCAGAAGCGTTCTACACAGACCGGGTCATGGTCCTCGAAGGCCTGATCCTGACTGAGTCTCCGGAGCTCCTGTCGGCGGCGCTTGACCTGTTGAACGCGTCAGTGACGTTGGAACAGTTCACGATGATCGTTTCCGAGACGGGCTACATCCGGCACGTGCTCGCGCAGCGGCAGGGCGAAATCATCGTGACCCGCCTGAACAACCGGCAGGCACGGTTCAGCTTCCAGGTTGTCGCGAAGGACCCACGGAAGTTCGGTGACCTGATCACTGTTTCCACTCGTCTGCCGTCGAGTTCTGGTGGCCGCACCTACCCGGACACGTACCCGCTCACCTACTCGGGCGTCACGGAAACGGGTGTCGTTCGCCTAACCAACGCCGGCAACGAACAAGCGCCCGTGTGGCTGCGCGTTGACGGGCCAGTCCCAGCCGGTGGCTGGACTGTCACCCATGTCGGAAAAAAACAAGCCCTCACTTTCGCATCATCCCTGTCCCTCACGTCAGGTGAGTTCGTGACTGTGGACATGGACCGCCGCGAAGTCCTCGCGCAAGGCCAAGCAGCCCGCGCCGGTTACGTCACGTCCCGCGGCTGGTTCTCCCTTGACCCCGGAGATAACGACATTGCTTTCAGCGCCGCGAACTACAGCGCTACCGCCCAACTGACCGTGACCACAAAACCGGCTTGGAGCTAACCCATGACGATTACCTGTCAACCAATGGACGCCAGTGGTGGCGCCCCCACCTATTCCGCCGCGAATGAGCGCCAAGCTAACGCGCCCCTCTACGGTGGCGGCTCAGGCATACCGCTCAAAGCGGTACAGGGCTTCCGCGTAGGCACTGGCAGCGTTCTCACTGCCACGTCCACCACTTGGACCCTCACCCCCTGCTCTGCGGTCATCTCCCCCTCTGCGGCGACTGCACAGGGCTCTTATCGGTGGGCGACTGACGCTAACGTAACCGGCTCTGTCACCGCCGCTGATGCTACGTACTCCCGCAAAGACATCGTCTACATCCAGGTGAACGATTCGAGCTCGGGCGACGGGTCTGGTGCTCTGACGGCCCCGGTCCAGTACCTCGCTGGTACCGCATCAGCAAGCCCCGTGGCCCCTACGCTGCCGGCGCGTTCGTTCCTTGTGGGCACCATCACGGTTCCGCAGTCTGGTGGCGGTTCCCCCAGCGTGGTGTTGAACACTGCCCGTTTCGTCGCTGCTGGTGGCATCCAGCCGGTGAGCTCCCAAACGGAGCAGGACGCGCTAACGGAGTATGAAGGGTTGAGGGTTGACCGGCTCGACCTCGACCGGGAGGTACGGTACAACGGTTCACGCTGGGTTGGTGGGCGAGCGAGCCTGACCCTTGATTCCCTGTACGTCGCGATGGGCGCTGGCTACGCGGCGCCGCAGGTCACGCAGAACGCTGACGGTGACGTGATCCTTGAAGGGGCGTGGCAGCGCGCCACGGGCACCCTCACAATGACAGCGAACACACAGTACCCGCTAGGCACTATCCCCTCTGGTTACCGGCCCATGACGAACAAGATGGTTATCGTTCCCACGTCCACCGCTATGGGTGGTTGGGGCCGGTTGTACGTTGCCACGTCTGGTGCTGTGACGTTTGAAACGCCTACCGCGTTCACGACTGTTGCAGCCGCGTCTACGTTCATCATCGCTGACGGAACGACGTGGCCCACCTCATGACGCCTCAATGGATTAGTGACGTGATCGCTGTGGCTCCCTGGCTAGGGGCCTTTTTCTTTGCCGGGTTCGTGATCTGGAAGGTAGGGCCGGTGCTGCGTAAGTGGTCCCGGTTCATCGACCGCGTGATCGGCGTGCCGGAAGACAAGAAGACCGGGCAGCCTGCCGTTCCAGGGATCTTCGAACGCCTCGACCATCAAGACGGAGTGCTGGAAACCATCCGCCATGAGGTCGAATTCAACAACGGCACGTCTGTGAAAGACGCCGTCACTCGCGTTGAGAAAGCTCTGACTGACCATCTCACAGCGCCCGCATCCCAAACCACCATCAACGTAAACCCTCCTGGAGGCTAGCCATGGGCTATCTGTTCCCGTTCCCCCGCAGCGTTCGCAGGTCCCAGGACTTCGGCGCTAACCCCGGCTGGGGTCCGAACCCGCCCGGTGGTCACAACGGTGACGACTGGGCCGTGCCTGTCGGCACACCTATCCGCGCACCCGGTGATGGCGTTGTGGTGTTCGCTGGCGAGTTCGATGACACCTACGCCGACAACTGGGGCTGGAACCTCATGTACGGCGGCAAGATGGTCATCCTCAACATGGATGGCAACTTTGAACCGTACTTCGAGTTCGGGCACAACTCGGAACTCCGGGTGAAGACGGGCGACAGGGTCAGGCGTGGACAAGTCTTCGCGCTCTCAGGCAACAGTGACGGCGGCACGGGCGTAAGCACCGGCCCCCACAGCCATGTTGGCTGCCTGCCGTACAACTTCAACCTCAACACCAACACGTACGGTCGCGTAAACCCGCGGCTGTTCATGACCGATTACTGGGACGACGAAGCAGGCGCAGCCTCCATCGGACCAGCCGGCGAAATCATCCCAACGGAAGAAGACGACATGTTCACGGACGCAGACCGGCAAATGCTGAAAGCTGTCAAGGAAGGATTCTTTGACGGCGGAAAGTCCATGCCCGAGGGTAAGCCCCTCAAAGACCTGATTAATGACAGCTTCTCATCTGTCCGGGCTCAGCTTGCGACAATCGGCGGGAAGCTGACCACGGCCCCAGGTGGCGATGTTGCAGCCGATGCTGCGGCGATCGCCAAGGCCCTCGCCCCGGACCTCGCCAAAGCCCTCCTTGTGGAGCTTTCCAAGGGAAGTGACTGAATGTTCGCCCCGGAAACCCGCGCCTGGATATACCGCATCCTGACCGCAGCCGCGCCCGTCGCAGCCTTCTACGGCTGGGTCAGTAACGACGCGCTGCCACTGTGGCTTGGCCTCGCCGGCGCCGTCCTCGGCACAGGCCTCGCCGCCATGAACACGCCCACCACTAAGGGCAAACACGAAGCTGAATAACTGAAAACGGAGGGGTCCGCGTGACTTTGTCTTGGGTTGCCGTAAACGCGAATACCGGTCAGATGATCGCGGACCTCCCCAACTTGGATATGCGCGGCATGTTCGGGTGCACGATGATGCGCTACGAAACACAAACCGCTTCACTCCCCCTGGACCGGGCACCAGAGAACTGGCGCAACGCGACCCGCCCCGGCGCCGTGTTCATCGTCTGCCTCGATGACGACGGAACCACACCCTTGTGGGGCGGCATGGTCCTCGACCGCCGCACCCGCCACGAAGGCCCGGTAGAACTGTCCCTCGCCACACCCGAGGCGTACCTCGACCGCCGCTACGTGGGAAACAGAAACTACACAGCCGGCGCGCAAAACCTGATCGTCCAGGAACTCATCGAAGCGTACGTCAAGACCGGCGCGCTGAGAGGCATCCCCGTGCGCGTGCAAGTCGTCGGCGGCAACGGCGTCCCACGGGCTCGGCAGTTCAAGGACGTGGAAGACAAGACAGTGTACTCCGTCCTCGGTGACCTCGCCGGCGTGATCGGCGGTCCTGAATGGACGATGGGTTGGGAGAACGTCAACAACCTCATCACCCCCGTGCTCTACGTGGGTGACAGAATCGGGCGCACCGCGCCGGCAGGGTTGCAGCCCGCGGCAAGGTTCTATCTCCCTGGCCCGGTGACCAGTGCGGAACTTGATGAGGCGTACACGTCCCAGCTTGGAGCTAACCGTGTCCTCGCGGTTTCGTCCGGTGTTGATGACGCCCGCCCGCAGTCCTCGTTCAAATCGAACACCACGGACCTGCGACCCACGTTCGAGTACCGGTGGACGCCTTCCACGTCTATCACAGACACCTCAACCCTTGACGCCCACGCCGACCGGGCACTATCCGCCATGAAAGACGGGGGTATCGGGTTGGAGCTCACCGCGAACCGGGAAGAAGCCCCACGCCTCGGCAAGGACTGGTTCATAGGCGATGACATCGGCTTTGACCTGACCGGACCTGCATGGCCTGACGGTATCTACGGCGTGGGCCGTGTCGTCGGTTGGCGCATGGACGCTGACAACATCCAACCACTCATCGACCTAACCAGCATCGGGGGTATCTAATGCCGTCGCAGCCTGGACAGTTGGGGGCGCAGTTCACCGGCGATGACTGGATCATCCGCAAACTCGCAGACTTCGAACGGGCCTTGCGTGAGTACGGACCTGCGAACATTTTGGCGACCGCTGGTATTGGGGTCATCCCGGATGGGGTGATCGTGAATGGCATCATGCAGTTCAATCGCCCGGACGGGACTGTTGGAGTGTCTGTTGACCCGACGACTGGGACGTTCGTCGCGTATGACGCTACAGGTTCGACGCCGGTTGCCCGGTTCGGTTCGCTGATTGAAACCGCCCCGGCTGAGTACGGTGTTGAGGTTCTGGTCGGTTCGACGTGGGTGCGGCTGGGTAACCAGACCACCACATGGGCGAGCATCTCAGGTATCCCGTCCACGTTCCCGCCATCCTCACATACCCACGTTGGCGCGGATATCACCAGCGGCACTGTGCCGCAGGCTGACGGTTCCGAGTACGGGTGGACGAATAACGTCGCCGGGTCCAGTTTCTACGCCGTCTGGGTGGGCAATGACGGCGGGTTCCACTTCGGCAGGAACGTTTCCTCAATCAAGTACAAGGAAAACGTCACCACCCACGCCGTTGACCCAGCGAGTGTGCTCGCCCTCCGACCCGTCCGGTACGACCGCAAAGCCACATACCGGTACCCGGAAGACGCTGACGGCAACCGTCTCATCGGCCCCGAGCAGCGCCTTGACGGGGCAAAGAACGAGTTCGGTCTTATCGCTGAAGAAGTTGAGCTCACTCTTCCCGAGATCGTGACCTACTACGACGGCGTCATTGACGGTGTCCGCTATGACCTCTTGGGTGTTGCGCTCCTGCCCGTGGTGAAGGCACAGCAAGAACAGATCGACAAACTTACCGCCGCAGCGCGGGAACATGGATGGGACGTCTAATGGCGAAACGTAACTGGGCTGACGGGATTATCGGGAACACGCCACTCTCCGCGGCCCGCCTCAACGATTTAGAAGACGACCTTGCAGACGCGCTCGTGGCGCTTGCCCGAACACCAGAGGCCTTGTTCGCCGGCTCTGTCACGGTGAACAGCGACGGCGCACCAACGTCAGCAAGCGTGAAATGGCCTGACGGGTCAACCGGCACTTACTCGGGCACCGCGTCAGGTACATGGCCGGGTGCGATCAACTCGTACACCATCACCAAAACCGGCACGCCCGTGCTGACATTCACCCAACCGACCGTGACCCGCAACTCGTCCGGGGCGATCACCAACCGACCCGCGATCACCGTAACTTAGGAGCCCACCCGTGACCATTGTTCAGATAAGGGCGAAGGTTCCCGGCATCGCTGGTCTTGTCGCCGCTAGCGGAGGTTTGCTGTGGCAACCTACAGCGCGGCGGGTGGATGGTGACGTTGTCGTTCTCCCGGTGGGTTTCGCCGTGTCACTCGTTGCGGGCAGCGCTGACGTTGACGTTGAGCCATCAACACCCACATGGGTTTGGTACGTCACTGAGTATTTCGACGGGGTACCGGCGAAGCAACGCGCCTTCGCTGTTCCTGACACAGCCACGGTCGAGTACACGGACCTTGTTGAGATCGACCCTGACACACTATCCCCCGTGCCGCCGCCCAACCCGGCATGGCTGGCACCACTGAACCTTGACGCAGCCCGTGACCCCGAAGCGCTATTCACTGGGACGATAACCCGTGACAGTAACGGCACCCCCCTAGCGTCCAGCGTGCTCTGGCCTGATGGCACTACCGGCGCATACGCCGGAACCCCGTCGGGTACGTGGCCGGGAGCCGTTGACGCCTACACAATCACGCACGGCGCGACAACGTACACGCAGCCCATGGTTACCCGCAACGGGTCCGGGCAAATCATCACCCGCCCGACAATCATCATTACTTAGGAGCCAGCACATGGGAATCCTCGACTTCCAGAAAGTCCCTGACGCGGGCCTCCCCGCACGACTTGGCAAGACCTACATGCCACTGAGCCCGCTCGATTTCGGAGTGGTCGGCAACGGCGTCACGGACGATACTGCCGCGCTCAATGCGATGCTGGACGATCTCCAACCATACCAAGCAATTGACTTTGGCGACCGAGCATACAAGGTCACGAACCTTTCAGTTTCCGGGAAAAGCCGCTTCAAATTGTTTGGCCGGAACGCTCGGATTATCACGACCAGCGTCCTTGTTCCGAGTCTGCAAGTAGCCAGTTCGAACAACTTCAAGATCGACGGGCTTTCAATCGTCGGGTCTGCCACAGTGCGCAATGGACAGCCAAACCGAGGCATCTCAATCGAGGGATGCAGCACCTTCTCCATCACCAATAACGACATAACTGGGGTGTCGTCTATCGGCATCCTCGTCAAGGACACCGTAAACGGAAACTTTGACGGCATAATCTCTGACAACCATGTTCACGACGTCTTCGCTGACGGAATCGGGCTGTACGGCTACTGCAAACGATTCATCATTGCAGACAACCTTGTCCGGGAAACCGGAGACGACGAGATTGCAGTCCTGTCATTCGCCGGGGACAGCAGTTTCACCGAGGATGTTACGGTCATCGGCAACACCCTCCAGCATTCAGGATCGCGCGGCATAGCGGTGGCGGGCGCCAAGAACGTCACTGTCACGGGCAACACGGTAAGCGATCCCAGATATGGCGGCATCTGGGTCGCATGGGATTCAGCGAACGGTTCGCAAGGTTGCCAGAACGTAACCGTAGCAGGCAACACCGTGACCGGAGCCAACACATACGGCCCCGCGGAGGGCGTGAACTACGCTGGCATTCAGGTTTCGTCAACAGGCGGGACCACTAACCCTGTTACGGGAGTCAATGTTACCGGGAACACCGTGGACGGTTCCGGTTGGCTTGGCATTCTTATCGGAGCAAGCTCGGCAGGAACGTACGATGTGCATGTTGCTGACAACATCATCACCAACTCTGGTGGCATCGGCCTGCTTACTCAGGCTGTGAAGAACATCAGTGTTCATGACAACGACATCGATAAATCGGCGACAGGCGGCATCAGTGCGTTGACTTCAACGAACGGCGTGGTCACATTCAAGGACAATAACGTCGTCGACCCGACGCTTGTTTCGGGCCTGTACGGCATCATCATCCAGGCCGCAGCAGCACAAGGCGCCGTCACCGGCAATCAGGTCTATGAGACTGCATCCAGTACGATGACAACCGCGATCTCCGTCTCAGGGGCAACGAACCTCCAGGTGTTCGGCAACTGGCCCAGAGCGCTCGGAAATGTCACCGGAGAGTTGCCTTTCGTTGTCCGGGGCACCGCCGAGCAACTGAATACCAAGTCGTCCAGCTACACATTGACCGTGTCTGACCAGATTATCGTTGCCAACGGGTCTGGTATCACTCTGACCATCCCCGACGCTAGCACCATCACGTCAGGGCGCTCGTTCAAGCTGGTCAACATTGGGGCCGCAGCGGCCACGGTTGTCGCGGCAACAGGAAACATCGACAGCTCAGCCAGTATCTCGCTGGCCCAGTACGACGCGCTGGAAGTTGTTAGCAACGGCTCGGTGTGGATAATCCAGTCACTGCACCGGGGAATCTCTGCCGCAGCCCCAGACATTCAGGTGTTCACTGCGTCAGGGACATGGACTAAGCCGGCGGGTGTTACCACCGTGAGGGTTGACATTGTTGGCGGTGGTGGCGGTGGTGGGTCTGGGCGTGTTGGTGCAAGCTCGACTGTTCGATGCGGCGGCGGCGGTGGTGGCGGCGGCGGGTACGCTTCCGTTCAGTTCAAGGCCTCTGACCTTGGTGCCACACATTCTGTAACGGTTGGGGCTGGCGGATCGGGGGCGGCGGCTCAAGCTAGTGACTCAACTGACGGTTCTGCCGGTGGCAACGGCGGGGCGTCAACATTCGGGGCTCACCTTCGCGCTACTGGCGGGCTGGGTGGCGCTGCCGGGACCGCGACAACAGGAACGGGCGGCTCTGCGGGGGCTGGCATGTATTCGGGCGGCGCTGGCGGTTCTGCTTCGGTTACTGGCGGCGCCGGGTCGTCTGGTACTAGCGGATCTGCTGCGGGTGGCGGTTCGGGTGGCGGCGTAACGTCCGGGAACTCAGCTTCTGCGGGTGGCAATGGCGGCCTTGGAATCATGGCCAACACTACCAATGGCGCAGGCGGTGCCGCAGGCGTCAATGGTGGTGCTGGCACGTCCCCCACCAGCACCGCTGCCCTTCCAGGGTCAGCGGGCGGCGGCGGCGGCGGTTCGCTGACTGGCACCGCTGGTAGTGGTGGCGCCAGTGGCAACTACGGCGGCGGTGGTGGCGGCGGTGGTGCTGGCACTAACGGCCAGTCTGGTTCCGGGGCTGGTGGTAACGGCGCTGCGGGCGTTGTTGTGGTTACCTCATGGTGACTGGGTCATACCTTCGGCGCGACCCAGTGCGGCTTGCCACTTCTGCCGCGCCTCTGCTGTCCGCCCGCGCAGCGCATGTAGCGCAACGGCAATCAGTGGCTTGACGATAACCAGGACACGCTCAGGCAGGGTGTACCGCAGTCGGTATACCCTGCCTGTTCCGCGCCCGTATGCGCGGACCTTGCGCAGGTAGTCGGCGTGCGTAATCATCTTCTGGTGTTCGGATACGACGATGGTCGGGACGTAGATGGCGCGCCCGCCGAGCTCTAGTGCACGTAGCAGCAGGTCTGTGCCCTCGCCGGACTGCCACTTAGTGGGCGCCCCGACGCCGAGTGTCACGTCGAATCCGCCTGTCGCCTGGAGGGTGCCTAGGCGGTAGAACGTTGTGGCTTCGATGGCCTTCGTCCACACGCTCTTTCGGTCTATGTCGCAGCGTTCGCCGGAAAAGGCCAGCCGCTCGCCTGAACCTGTGAGGCGCCCGGATAGTGCTGACACTGTCAGGTCTTCAAATTCTCGGGCAACCTCAGCGAATGCTGTCGGTTCATATGTGCAGTCATCATCTGAGAACGCAACGATGTCGCATTCGTCAAGCGCCTGCCATCCGGTGTTGCGGCCTAGTGATACGCCGCGGGCGCTAGTCAGACGCGCGATCGGCAGGAGGTCACTCCAGCGCTTAACGAGGTCAGATACGGCCATCCCGTCGCTCTGATCAACAACGATGATCTGTTGCGCAGGATGAGTTTGGCTGGCTATCGATTCGAGCACCAGCCCGAGTGCTCCTGACTGGCCAATCGTTGATATGACAACGCCAACGCGCATTATTCCCCCTGGAAGCTTACTTGAGTTACCTCGGCCTACTGTACCGTCTGCGGAATTAGCAACAAAACAATGCCCCCACCCGGAAGGGTGGGGGCATTCGTGCGTTAAGCGGCGGCCCGTGTTCAAGGGTTGGTGCCCGTTCAAGCAGGGTGAACAAACAGGACCCTTGACCAGCTAACGAGCTGGTTTCAAACCGTCCCGTAAGCGTCCCGTAACCACTTTTGCAAGGCACCCTACCCGCGCGGTTGCTGGGATGTGAGGATAAAGACCATATTCCGGTTTAGAACAGGCTTATGAAGGAACATGCAACTGCAAGCCTTGTCTTTCAAGGTCTTTCTCATCTCACTCGATTCTTGCGTACAACTACTTGCAACAAGAATGGTTCTTTTGTCCGCAGGTTTTCGGCCCGTAACCTAACCGTCACGTTTCAGTCCCCCTACGCGCTTTCTTCGGTCTGGAACAGTTCCAAGACTGACCCGGAGTCAATCGGCAGGCGTGACGGCTCTATGTAATGACGGAGGGTCATCGTGTCCGACTTATGCCCGAGCTGCTGGGCAGCCTGGGCGGAGCTGACCTGACCATTGATCAGAGTTGCGACAGTCTTCCGGAGCGTCTTCGGCGTGACCCATTCGAATTCCGTCCCGGCGAAGGCTTTCTGAAAGGCTGTGGCAATATTTCGCGGGGACCGTAACCCGCCACGCTCGGACTGGAACACCATCACACTGTCAGGGTATTCAGCGCGGCGCCGGCGCAGCATCTCCACAGCAAATCCCGGCAACCGCAGGTCACGCACGTCACGCTCCTTGGTGGGGGTCCGCAGCAAACCCTGCTGCGGGACCATGACCACCTGCTTGTGGATCTTCACCCACGGGGCGGGGTCGTCAAGGTGTACGTCCTCCCATGCGAGGCCCGCAGGTTCGCCAGCACGACACCCGGTTGCGATGAGGAAGTCAATGATGTCCAATGTGGTCCGCGACCTGTTCTTGCCCCCCAACCGCCGCACGTCGCCGTTTGCGCGGTCCAAACGCTCTTGCAGGGTAAAGGGCCGGAAGATCCCCGACGCAAGCTCACGCATCCGCACAAGCTCATCCAGGCTGAGTGCCCGTATCGGCTTCTGTTCCAGCTTCGGGGGGATAGTGAACGCCACCGGGTTCGACGGTACGGCGTCCCACCGTGCCGCAGCCGAGAACATGCCCGAAAGGATCGAGCGGACCATGAGCGCCGTCCCCGGCCCGTTACTGAGGGTCACCGAGGCGATGAAGTTTGAGAGGCGCTGCGGGGATGCTTCACGCAGCCTCAGCTTCCCGAGCTTCGGTTTGATGTGGTTCTCCATGGAACGGCGATTGTTGTGGAGCGTGTTCGGAGCGAGGTCTTCCGCTTGCTTCTGGGCGTAGTACCGGTCGGCGAGTTCGGCGATGGTGGACTCTGAAGTGATGTCATCTTCGCCGCCGCGGCGTCCGCGTTCCTTGAACTTCTCCCGCAGCGCTTGGGCTGCTGCGCTCTTGGACGTTCCTACCGCTTTCACGCGGCGCGTTTCGCCGTCCGTGTCGCGATAGCGGGCCATGGCGACGTGCTTGGTCCCGTCTCGGCTGTATCCGATGGTCCCGTATTCGCCGATGCCTAGTTGTGGTCGTGGCATTAAAACCCCCTCTTATACACCAGTCTACAGGATCATGTCAAGCAACCACTGCTAGATCATGCCGAACCGGCTCCCGATAATCGATACCAATACACGTCCTCCCGCACACGTTCAGAATGGTCTGTTCCATCGTCGTCAACGCCATCCAACGTGCATACACAAGCCCGTTGTCAACGTTCAGGAACTTCGCCATCTCATCCACCGAACCGCACTGAATGAACGC